CTTGACCATTTTAAAAGTGAAGTAATCTTAAAACAATATGTAACATGTCCGTAATAGTAGCTACAAAGGAAGAAGTACAAGAGTACTACGGGTCTGATGCCTTAGGTCAGTCCAAATTAAAATTATTATTAGGGGACTTAGGTTCCTTTCACAAAGAGTTTGACTCTTCAGCAGAGCATTTTATGATAGGTTCTGCAGTAGATTGTATCTTGACTAACTCACTAGAAGCCTTTAATGAGGAATATTACATTTCAGAAGTAGATAAACTACCTTCTGAAACTGTGATAGAAATTCTAAAGTTAGTTTATGAAGATGTACTGCAGGACTATGCTGAGCATTTAGAAGTAATTACAGGTCAGGACAATCCTTTACCTGTTACCTCATTCCATGAGTTTGTAGGAGAACTTGGAAATTGGGGAGCTTATATTCTAGATGCTTGTGAAAAAACAGGATGGCAGCCAAGATGGGGTGCTGATGCTAAACTTAAGAATATTGTAGAACCTAGTTCTGCTTATTTCTTGGATTTATGCTTAGGTTTTGGTAAGACTGTAATAAGTCAAACTCAAAACAACACTATCAAAAGCATAGTACATTCTTTACAATCTAATCCAAGAACAGCTAGTTTCTTTGACAGAGATTTCTATGAAGATATGCCAGACCTTACAGTGTATTATCAGTTTCCTATTTACTTTGAGTATAGAGGAGTAAACTGTAAAGCACTATTAGATATGGTCTTTGTTTATAGAACTGAAGAGGGAAAGATTATAGCTGTTGTAGGGGTAGATTTAAAAACTATGAATGGAAATACTTTTTATTTCCCTAGTAGTGTAAGAGCAAGAAGATATGATATCCAAGCTGCTTGGTATACTTTAGCTCTTTACAAACATTTTGCAGTTCCTGAGGGTTCTGATGTGATTAAACCTTTCCAATTTGTAGTAGAATCTACTTCATATCAAGGAAAACCTTTGAATTTTATTGTTGATTCTTCTCTTTTAAACATTGGAAGATATGGTAAAAAAGCTCTTACTCTTGTAGATACTAATCTATTTACAGAAGGTGCTCAAAATGCCACATTACAACAAAGTGTCTTAGGATTTGAAGATTTGTTAGACCTCTATATTTATCATTCTGAGAATGGTTTTAGTGAGGAAAGACAAATCCAAGAAGCTGGTTTAAATCCATTGGTAATCAACTGGGATGGTGTTATCTAAGATAGTAAACACAGAAATGGACATCATTGTTGGGAGACTATACATTAACAGAACTGTTAAGTATTTGGTTCCTGGTCTTGGTTTCTATGGGCCTACTTTGAAGACTAAGTTAAATCTAGTCTTCAAATTGGCTTTTGGCATACATGATACTTTGCTAACAGGTTCTCATTTAGAAGGTCAGAAGAATATTTATATTCTTATTGACAAGCTTGTGAGACCTGATTTATTCCAAAACTTTATGGATTGGGTAAAACATCAAGAGTATTTTGTTACTGACTATGTTTATGATTCAATATTAGAAGTTCATAGTAGAAAGCACATGATTGTGCTAGCTTATCCCCCTTCAATGGGGGATGCCTATGATAAGTTTCTATTAGGTAAGTATAGCAAGATGTACACTAAACAAGAGATTACAAGTTATTTTGCTGAAGAAGCTAAAGTTGAAACAAGGCAAGTACTAGTTAAAACAGTACATGCTAAGCATAGATTTATTTCTTTAATTAAAGCAACTTTTAACACTCAGTTAGAAGAACAAGACTTCTTAATAGGCTCTTGGGAGTTTGATCTTCCACCTAATGAAGAAGAAGAGTATTTTAATACTTGGAAACCTTTGGGGGAGTAATCCCCCTTAAGTTTTCTACAAATTATAAACTATGTGGAATTTTAGAAAAAAGGAAAATTTTCCTGAACAAAAAGACTTTGTACTCTATAGAGATTACAAACCTGCTAGAATACTTGCTATGGAAAAAAGAGGAAGAAAGTACTTCCTACTTATTGGTTGGAACCATTTAACTCATAATGGAAAAATTTATGAGAAATGGGTAAGAGCTGACCAATGCAAAGCCTATATTCCACCAGGTAAGAAGACTTTGGCCCAACAAATCTATGGTGCTGTGAAACTAACTTGGTTTCAAAAATTAATTGTCAAACTTAAAAATTGGTATTATGGAAGGAAAGACTAAATCTTTCATGAGTGCACAAGAATTTGACATTCTTGTACAACAACGTGTACAAAAAGTACAACAGACATTAGTTGTCAAAGGTAAAGAGTATAGAAGAAACAATGACCCTCTACATAATTTTAGAGTAGGTGCAAGAGTTTCTAATAGTACTGAAGAAAAAGTACTTTGGGGATTTGCTTTAAAACATTATATATCTTTTTTAGATATTCTTAATGATATCGAAGCAGGTAATTTACCTAAAGAAGAAGTTGTAGATGAAAAGATAGGAGATTTAATCAATTATCTAATTTTATGTGAAGCAAGTATCAAAGAAAAAATTAATAATGGCAAATGATACTATCAAAACAACTTTTGATAAAACTAAATATCAAGAGTTACAGCATGCTTATGACTCAGCTGTGAAAGATAAAAAAGAACAATTCAATTTTTATGGAGAGGTTCTATTAGTGTCCTATGCAAAATATTTATTAGAATACCTAAAACCTTTAGTATCATGAATCAAAAAATTAAAATTGGAAGCCTTACTATTGATGTTTTTTTCAATGAGTATGACAAGAATCTAAAGACTAGAAAGCAAATTCCTGGTCATGAATTAACTAGACAAGATAAACTAGCTATTAATAATGGTTTAGATGATACTGATTTTGGTGAGTTCTATAGATCTGAGACTAGGGACAAAGAAATCACTGGTATGTTTAATGTTGTAATGTCTGAAGAAGATAATGACGACTATTAATCAACTACTAGACTGGGCAAAAGAAATTAAACAAAGATTTCCTGAACATCAAGATGAAGTTTGGAGTCTTATCTTTCTTTGTCAAGATGAGATTGCTGATCAAGGTTCAGAAACACATGAAGTACAACTATGTTATAATGACATTTGTGATTTGGTTGGAATAGATGAGTGAGTTAGCCAGATTAGCCAAGAAAAGAAATTGGTCTAAGTATAGACTAATGGGATGCAACTTTCCTAGAGAAGGGTTAACCTTAGATGAGGAAGATGAAATTGCTTTTATCCGACATAAAATACAAGAAATCTTGTCTAAGTGGGATGAAAGAAGTAGAGAATTAAATTTAGTACCTAAACAAAAAAAATTATTATGACACAAGTACAATTAAATAGACATCCTTTTGCAAAACACATTTTTTACAAAGGGGTTTATACACACAATGGTGTAGATTATTCTTTTAATTTAACTGTAGAAGAATCTGAAAACAGTGTTCAACCTGCTATTATAGTAGAATTTGATGTAGAGGATAGACTTAGACCTTTTGATTATGGTAAAGCTTCTAAAGAAATTTTAGCAATTTACTTACCTGATGGAAATCAAGAAACAAAAGACTAAGACCTTAGTTACTAGAGATAATAGTAGGAGCAGTGATGCTATTGCTCCTAACTTTATCTATGGCTGTCTAGGAGGCTGTATGAAGTCCTATTGTTATGTGGGTAGGTATAATCATGATAAAGTTTATATCAATGAAAATACAGAGCAAATTTTAGCATCTATCTATGCTTGGGTAGACACTAAACCTTGGCCTAAAGAACCTAATCAAGTAGATGATACTTACTATTGTGTTGATATAGGATGTAGTACTGATGTAGCTTTACACAGTAAACATTATAATTGGCAACAGGTATTTGATTTTTTCAACAATCAATACAAAGTAAAATCAACTTTTGCTACCAAGTATCCTACTAAGTTTAAGCTAGAAGAGTATAACTTAACTCCAGGTAAACACAGGATAAGGGTAAGCCTTATGCCTCAAATGATCTCAAGTATCTTAGAACCCAATACTGACAGCATAGCTGATAGAATTGCTATGATACCTATACTCCAAACAAAAATGGAGGTGCACATAAATTTCAGTCCTATAGTTTACTACCCTACTTGGTTAGAAGACTATGAAGAGTTGTTTAAACAGCTTCAAGGTATTGATTTTAAATCAGAATGTATTTTTATGACCTATAATGTAAATCAGTTTTCTAGAAATAGTGGTGCTGTTAATTATTATTTGTGGCAACCTAGTATTCAAGAGTCTAAAAACTCTGAATATGCTGCTGACAACATTAGGTATGAAAGACATTTTAAACAAGAAAGAATAACTGAATTTGTAGCTTTATATGTAAAATATTTTCCAATTGAAAGTATTAGATACATTTTTTAGTTTAAAGAATTTTATTTATATTTGTAAACAATTAAATTTAAAAAGATGAAAATCATAGGAAACAGAGTACTTGTAGAACAAACAAGTATCAAAAATGAATCAGTTATTATTATGACTGAAAAGAATAAAGGGTCTGATTTAATAATCACCTTTAAAGTTCTTCAATTAGGTAATGAGTGTCCTACAGGAGATGGGCATGTAAAAGTAGGAGACATTCCTATCTTTAGTGAGCATGTTACCTTTAGTGGTCATAAGACTATTAGTGTTGATAAAAAACCTAATGGGGAAGTTATCAAACTTATAGCTCATACTATTGTGTTCTATGATGATATCATAGCTACAGAAAATGACTAGTTATGGCAAACATTGTAAAAGAGCTTAAAGCTCAAGCCAAAGAATTGTGTAATTTAGGTAATTCTAAAGAACAAGCTGAAGGGCATGGAATGATGAAAGTGCTTGAAGAAATTGGTAAATATTACTATGGTTTTCAAGAATATGATTGTTATTTTGACAGTATTAGCGAAGAAGAAAAACCTAAGTTAAACAAGAAACTTAAAAAACTTAAAATTTATTAGATGGAACAAAGAATCTATAAAAGAGATAGTAGTGGAAAGATAAGATACTTATCTATCTCTACTGAAGGCAACATTATAGTACAAGAATCTGGAGTAGTTGGGACAAATAGTCCCATCTACAATAGGAGTGCTTGTGAGGCCAAGAATATTGGAAAAGCTAATAGTACTACTCCAGAAGAACAAGCTGTCTTAGAAGCCAATTCTAAGATTACTGAGAAGATGAGATTAGGTTACTTTGAATCTATTGCAGAAGCTCAAGAAAAAGGTGGTAAGGATTTCTTACTACCTATGTTAGCCAAAGACTATAAGAAAGAACTTAAGAAGGTAACTTATCCTTGTTATATTCAACCTAAGTTAGATGGTATGAGGTCTTTAGCTACTGAAGATGATGGCTTTATGTCAAGAACAGGAAAAGCTATTGATACTCTTGGACATATAGTATTAGCTGACCTTGAAGATACTATTTTAGATGGAGAGTTGTATGCACATGGAATTTCATTCCAGGAGAATATGAAACTTATCAAAAAGTACAGAAAAGATGAAACAGAGCAAGTTAAATACCATGTCTATGACATAGTTATAGATGCTCCTTTTTATGATAGGCATGTTATGCTTAATGCTTTAGTAGAAAGAATGGAAAATCTTCACATTGAAATTGTACCTACTTATTTAGTAAGTAATGAAACTGAAATGAAAAATTATCATTCTAGATTTGTATCTGAAGGATATGAAGGTACTATGATAAGACATTCTGATGAAGGCTATGCTGTCAACAAGAGAAGTTCTCAATTACTCAAGTACAAAGATTTCTTTGATGAAACCTTTAAGGTAATTGATATAGTACCTTCTGAAAGCAGACCTGATCAAGGTATTGTAGTTTGTACTTCAGATAAAGGAAACTTTAATTGTGGTATGAAATTTAGTCATTTTGATAGAAAAATGATGTTAGCTATGAAAGGAGAGTACATTGGCAGAACTGCTGAGATACGTTTCTTTGAATACACTGATGGAGGTCTTCCAAGATTTCCTGTATGTGTAGGGTTTAGATTAGATAAATAGTGAAAGCAGAGTTTATAACTAAAACTTTAGAAGATGGGTCAAAAGTATCTTTTATACATTGGCCTTTATTTGATGAATATGATATTAATTTTAAAAACCTTATTAAAATGAGTAAAATTAAAGACATCCTTGAATACCAAGGATTGGCAGCCAGAACCTGCCCAAACTTAGGTACAGAACAAGGCCTAAATGAAAGACACATGAATTTAGGTATCATTACTGAAGTTGGAGAAGCACTTGATATTTTCAAGAAGTTTTTAGCTTACAAGAAACCAATGGATTTGGTGAATCTAGGTGAAGAACTTGCTGACATAGCTTGGTACATTGTAAACAAGTGTAGATTTGAAGAACTTATCTTAGATGATAACTTTGATGAAGTACTTGCTGAGACCAAAGAATTAGTAGACACTAAGATGTTTACACAAGAAGGGTTACCTATTGAACTTAAAACAGAAGCTATATTGACTATGCTATTAGTTCCTTATTGTGCTCCTGTAAGTAACATGTTTAGTGCACCAATTATCCAATTGGCTATGTTAAGTCATATTGCTTCTTGGTTTGATTTGGACTTCTTTCAGTGTCTTACCAATAACATTGAAAAGTTAAAAGTAAGGTATCCTGAAAAGTTCACTGAAGAAGCTGCTCAAAACAGAGATTTAAAGGCTGAAAGAACAGAGTTAGAAAAAGAGTAATTAACCAAAATGTCAAGTTTTTTACACAGAAAACTTGACATTTTTAAATCAATTTGTTATGACTGATCAAGACATACAAGAATTAAAAGAAGGTTGGAACAGACTTAAAACTGTCTTATTAGTGTTTCTAATATTAGTAGTAATATTCTTTTTAATGAAAGGATGTAAAGCTGAACAACAGTTAGCTTCAAATGAGACTATGAATATAGCCTTAAAAGATAGTCTAAAGACTTGGAAAGATAAAGAAGGTAACTTTAAAGCTAATATTACTCTTCTTGAGAATCAGAATTCACAATACTTTACTAATTGGACTAGTGCAGATAGCACTGTAGCTAAGTTACAGAAGCTTGTAAAGCAATATGAAAATAAGATTAAAGAGAGAGGTAGTGTAGCAATTATTAATACTGATGCAAAGATAGATATTGTGGCCCCCAGCCAGGTAACTGGTTTCACCACAGTGCATGACACAATCTATGCTGACTATAAATCTGACTTTAATATTAAAGGTTGGGTTTGGGGCACAGTCTCTGCTACTAAAGATAGTACTACAATAGGAATGAGGTTTAAAGAAGAGATTGATGTAGCTATAGGAACTGAAAAAACAGGTTTCTTAGGTTTAGGAAAAGGAAGACCTTTTGCTGAAGTAACTCTTCATAACCCTTTCAATACAGTAAGTACTCTTAGAGCTTATAGTACTAAACCTGCTCCTGCTAAAAGATTTGGGATTGGCCCTGTAGTTGCTTATGGTGTTGGACCAGGGTTTATTCCTGGTGTCTTTGTAGGTATAGGAGTTAATTGGAATATTATAAAGCTATGAAATACTTTTTGATTTGGGCTGGTTACGAGTTAATAAGACCTAAACTATCTTGGCTTTGGTACTATCTAATCAGAAAAGGAGGAGGAGAATAATTAATTCTTGTAACAAGAATGTATCATATTTGTTACAAAATACCTGTTTTTCACTTAAAATACCTACATTTCACCTAAATTAAATACATTTCACTATCATGGCAAAATCAAATTATTTTAAACCTATTACAAGAATTAAAAAAGTAATGAGTTTTTATAGAGACAGAGGAATTAATTCTGAAAGAGTTAATAACCTATATCGTAAGATTTTAAATCCAGTCTTATGAAACCTATTCACAAATTTAATAATGGCAATGGGGCAACTCTTTGCCATTTATGTAGAACAATTATAACTGTAGGTAAACCTACTAATGATTTATATTGTAAAAACTGTAAACCCATGAAACCAACAAAATTAAATTACCTATCTGTAGAACTAGAAAAGTTGCAATTAGGAGAATCTCTTTCTAAAAAAGAGTTTGTAAAAACTCATTGGTATACTAATGATTACTTTACAAGAAGATCTTTTGATGTTATTCTTTGTAGAGCTAAAAAACTTTTTCCTACTAAGGACTTTGATAGCACAGTAAACCAAGAAATAAAAAGAATAAAATAATGGAAAAAGCAGACATTTTAGCATTACCAATTTTTCCCAAATACTTGGTAGAAACTTTTGGTAATGAAGTTAGGCACTCTAGTGCAGTATATATGCACTATGAAAAAGAGAAGTGTGTAGAAGTATTATTACAACCTGTAGTAAATACTCATATAATGTGTAAGGGAGTAAAAGAACAATTCTTTTTAGAAAGTCATTTAAAGCATTGTCTTATGTTTTCTAAATATGGTATTATAACTCCTGAGTATAGAGAAGGGTTACCTTGTATAGATACTTTGTTTAAAGATAACCCAGATTTTCTGCATATTTTACATTACCAATACCCATAAAAAAAAAGAGTAAGGCTTATACCTTACTCTTTTCTTTTTTCCATTATAAATGTTAAAAGCCTCACTTTAGGTCTTTTTTTTCCATTATAAGAAATTCTTAGATTGGAATTTTAACATGAGTACATAAGAAGCATTATTAATCTCATATACATGTTGACAAGGTTGGCACTTCATTACTCTCTTTACAGTACCTGCTGGAGTAGATAGCATTTTTAAATAGTCAATTTTCTCAGAACCACAAGAAGGACAACTAAACTTAATTTTTCCATCAAGAACTCCTTGATGAGTATTTTGTTTAAAGTAGTTTTTCATTTCTTGGTAAACAGCTTCTAATACTAGTACATCCTGATCACAGTATTGTCCCATAGTTTCTAAAGCTTCAAGATTGTTTTTCATTACTTCTTTCCATAAGTCATACCCTCCTGTTTCCATTTTGGCACCAACTTTAAGGAATTTTGCAATGTAATCTAACTTATTTGAGTTAAAGTAAAAACCTGATTTAGCCTTTTTAAGGGTATCTAAAGTTCTGTAACTAGGAAACATTGGTATCCTATGATAAATGCATCTAGTTCTAATCCATTTGATATCAAACCTGTCCCCATTGTGGGCAATTAATTCATCAGCTTGGTTTGCTATTTTTACAAAGTCAATAAGCATTTGCTTATCATCTTGTTCTGAGTTCCAAGCAAGTCTATGAACTTTAGGGTGATTTTCCCATTTGTAAGAAATACAAATAATTCTTCTCTCTTCTATTATACTCTCAGGAGTAACAGTAATGTTCCAACCTGCTCTCCAGGTGTAAACAACATTTGGACTTGTTTCAATATCAAAGAAAAGTCTTTTGATATCTGATTGATCTTCTCTCAGAGTTAAGAGTTGTTCTAAGCTTGCTCCTGACAGTCTATATCTGTTATGGAGATGTGTAGGCAGCCCTAAAGCTTTAATTTCATGAGGCTTTAATCTAAGAGGTTTGTTCATAATAGGTGGATTATGTTAAATTAATATAAAGGTTCATTAGGATCTTTTGGTCCTTGATTTTGTTCTTCAGTCATAGGCTCTCCTGTTACTTTAGGTACTCCAGGATTTCTTTTTTGCTTTACATCATAGTTTTCTCTTTCAGGATTAGGAATTAAATCTAAAGCCTCTTCTTTAGCCATAGTTTTCTTTTCTTCTTCTGTCATTAATTTAATATCTTCATCTGCAGATTTATCATAGTCTTCTACAAGTTGTAGTCTCATAGCTTTTCTAGCTTCTTCAGCAGTAGATTTATCTTTCTTGTAATTAGAATCAAATAAACCATCCATCCACTCATCTTTATCCCATTCTGTCTCCATTGAAGACTCTAATCCACCTCTCCAAGTATCATTACCAATATCTCTAATAAGAGCTGGCAAGAATTGTTTTCTAAGAGTGTTACCAAACTTAGATTGTCCTTGTCTTTCTCCTTTAGTGATTTCATCTTTACCTTTACTTGCTTGCATTAAACTAGTACAAATTTTTACAATTTTATCCATACTATTTTGAAGACCATTTTTACTTCCTAAAGTACTCAACATAGCATAAGGATCTAAAGCTAAAGCTATCTCTTGATACATTCCTGTAACTTGATTTTCTGCAAAATTTTGTCTTTTGGCATTTTCTTTTTTGTCTTTTTGAGCTTGTTCCCAAGCTTTAATTTCTTCTTCTCCTTCAGGTTTAGGCTCATCTTCCTCACTATCTTGAAAGAAGGCTTGAATAGCAAGTTTAACTAGTATAAAAGCTGCTGTAGTTTGCATATTTCTTGCCATTAGTCTTACATCTCTCATCTCTTGAGGAGTTAGTTGAGATTTATCACTAAATGTAGGTTGTTTTGTTAACTGTTTTCCAGTAGCAACATTAGCAATTTCTACAGGAGTATAAGCTAAACTTTTAATTACAAATAAAGCTTGTTCTCTAATGTTTATTAATTCTGTTGGGTCAACAATAGGTCCTTGACCTTTAGCTTTTTTATACATTGCCATACCTGCTGCAACAGAACCTGCAGTTAAAAACCCTCCAACAAGAATTGGAGAAGAAGCTGCAAGACCCATTAAGCCTGTAACCCCTAACATAAGTCCTCCTGCAACAGAAGTCTTTTTATTTAAAAATGTAGATAATAAATACCCTGTTTCAGTTTGGCCTGTTCTAATATTTTTTTGTTCATATCTATATCTAGAAGATATAAATCTAGGAATCCAAGTTTTAAAGACCATAAAAGGTTTAGTATAAATACTTCCTTTAATTCTAGTAATACCAGTTTTGCTGTAATCTCCAGCAATACTCTTAGTCATATTATCTATGTCTGTTTTCCATGTTACCATATCTTCAGTGTCCATGTCTTCAAACTTAGCTATATTTTCAGGAGTCCTAAACTCTTCTTTTAATCTAAGTTTACCTCCTACAGTTTCAGGATCTTCATAGACATTAAAACCTCCTCCATCAAAAAGAGGTTCTTGGTTACCATTTTTATCTGTAACCATCATGTCCATAGCCATAGCCAATATTCCTGAAGTTTGGTTATAGTATTCAACTACTTGAGTTCCATACATAGGAGAAAACCATCTAGCTCTTTTTTGTAATTTACTTTGAGCTTTTTGAAGTTCATTAGTACCATCTTGTAACCTACCTAATTGTTTAATAAACAACTCACTCTTATTCCATTCTTTTGCATAGTTAGGATTAAAAAATCTAAGCTTGTTTAAGCCAACAAAATGATTTACTGGATAAATATTACCATTACTCCAGAATTCTCCATCTCTGGATAGCAGAGCAAAGAATCCTTGACTTCTGTTTCTAAAGTTAGCAAGGAAGTTATACCCTAATCCAACTTTTACAGTTAATTCATTTACAACTTTATCAAAAAGAGCTCCAAACATATAGTCTTTACCTAACAGTCTTAATCTTTGTTCAAGATCTTGTTTCTCAGAAAAAAGTTCATCTGATTTTTTAGGGTCACTATTATTTGCAATTTCTGTTTCTAAAGTTTTTAATCTTTTAATAGCAGAGTTATAAATAATTTTTTCTTCTTTAGTAAAGTTTTTATAAAAGTGCTGACCTAAAAGAGCAACATTAAAATCAGCTTTACCAAAAGATTTAATTAAAGCATCACTTACACTTCCTCCAACATCTTTTTGATTCTTATTTAAAATTACTTTTTCATTCCAAAACTCTTGTCTTTCTACTTCACTTTTTCTTGCTTGTCCTTTTTTATTAAACACAGAATCTTTTTCATTTTTAATGACATTACTTTTTGCCATATAAACACTCATCTCATTTTTAGATTCTGTTCTTGCTTTGTGTTCTGCAGATATTTCTAGTAAAGCTTTGATAAGTACAGGAAGATTTAAAGTTTGAGATTGCATTACTCTTTTCTCAGAAAAGACTTTTAACTCTCCTACTTTAAAAGTATCTTTTCCTAGTTCAGTAGTAAAGTCTTGTACAGTGTCTACACCTACAGCATCTAAGAAAGCCTTTTGTTGCTGAGGAGTTAAATTAGGTAAGATGATTTCTGTTTTATCAGAAATTTGTTTCCCTATTATGTTAGCAATATCTGTCTTTACAATATCAAAATCTCTTCTTATTTCATTTGCTACAGTCTTAATTTCTCCAGCTAGAACAACATTGTTATTTTGATTATTGTAATTAGGTCTTTTAGCACTGATAACACCCTTAAGAAATCCTTTTAGATTAAGCATTTTACCTAGACCTCTTTTTACTAAAGAAAAGATACTTTTATCTACTAATTCTTCAGCAAGTTGTTTTTGCATATAGAATATAGAATTAGCACTTACTTTTAAATCAGAGTCTATAAGATTTTCTGCAATAGTTCTTGAACCTGCTTTCATAGCACTCCAAAGATTTTTAAGAGCAGGATTGCTATCTATTACATCAAAGTCTTTATCATAAAAATTAGTGTCAACTCCTGCTTTAGAAACAGTCCTTGGCATTACAGTATTGTATTTTAAGAAAGAAGGTTTTTCATTAGATTGTGTCCCTATTTGAAACTCAATCATATTATTACCTTTAGTTTGGTGAGCATTAAGAAACTCTAAAGGACTTAATCTTTTGTCAGTAATTTCTAAATTAGTTTTTGCAGCATCAGATAAGTCATTATATCTAACAACATTTTCTTCAGCCATTTTAAAATTAGTAAGAACCTTCATTTCTTCCATGTAATTATCAAGGAAGTTTCTTTGTTGTTCTACTATATGATCATATTCCTCTTGACCTATCTTAGAAATAAGAGAATCTTTATAAGACTGTGCTGCAATAGCATCAGGACTTTTAAATCTATCATAACTTGGACTTGTAAAGATATCATGTAACAAAGTAAAGTCAACAAACTCAGACATATTATCTAAATCTGTGTATTTATCTGTTAAGAGTTTCTCTACTTGGGCCCAATCTTTGTTTTCTCTAGCTTCAAAAATTTCTCTTTTAGATTTTTGTACTAATCCAGTTAAAGAAGTATTCCATTTTCTAGAAAACTTGCCTACTAAATTAGGTTTAATATTACCATTTTCATCTTTTTGATAAAACATATTATAGTCATACCCTGAATACACAATTCTACCTGCTTTGGCTGTAATCTTTTTACCTAATTTTTGGAGTTCTTTTTCAGCTTCTTCAATAGCAGCATCAATATCAGCTATAATTTTTTGAGACTTAGCAGATTCTCTAATAGAAGCTTTTTCATATTCCAGAACCATTAAATCATCCAGAATGTTATTTTTACTAGTAACATTTTGACCTAAACCAAAAAACATAGATTCTCCCCAAGAAATATCTTGAAGGTTTTTTAGCAACTCATCTTTAATTGCTTCTATATTAACTGTTTGAAATCCTGTAGCAGAATCAATACTAACATGTTCAGGATATAAAGTAGCTAAATTAGGTGCATGTTTCTCTAATAGATCAATGAAAATATTATCTAGAGCTCTATCTATTTTATCTCTTGTATCATTTATTTGTCCTGCTACATTATCAATAAGATTTTTTACATCAGTTTCATAATAAGTATTACTCTTAGGAGTAAAAAGAGTATTACCTTTATTATCAATACTTGTATTGGCAGAAGTTTCTATGTATTTAAACACTTCTTTAGCTAAGAAAATATTATCCAAAGTAGGATTAGCAAGAAACTCTTTTATCAAATCAAAATCTCTATTAAAGAAATCTCTCATTAAACTTACCTTATCTGTGCTTTTAGCAAAGTTACTAATCTCTTTTTCAAGGCTATCTTTTACTAAATTCAGTCTTGAAATCTTAGATGTAGTATCTGATTGAGGTTTTAATCTTTTTTCATTATAGAGTTTTTCAATATTCATGTCAATTTTCTTAAGCAAAGTTTTTTTCTGCTCTAAGTAATCTTCATAAGTAGGTTGCATTACAGTTCTAGAACCAGTTCCTCTTACAGTACTGATACTTTCATCTGACTCTTCTTCCTGAGACAGCATAGCTTCTTCAGCAGAAGGGTACACATCTCCATTTTCTGTAACAAAACCTGATTGTCTATTAGTTTCTCTAATTTCTGCAAGTCTTGTTAATTCTTTTTCTTGTTCTAATTCAGATTGAATTTCCATTTGAGTATTGTATTCTCCAATGGAAACTTTATCTTCATAGAGACCTAACTCTTTTCTTTTATTATCAATGGCTTCAAAAGCAGAATCAATAGGAGTAAATCTAATAATTGTTTCTCTACCAAATTTTGAATCAACTTCTCCATTATAAACTTTAAGTTCTGTTTCAAATAGAGAAGTTAAATTTAATCCATAGTTTTCATTAGTAGCTTTTAAAACTTTATCATGATATGCTTTAAATTCAGACTCTTTTGATAAATCTATTTGTCTTGTGTTAGTTTCACCTTCTTCAACTACAAAAAAATTATTCTTTTCTACATCTAAAATAGCATTCTTTTTAGACTCTTTGTGTGTTAAACATCCCATAGTTCTTCTTTTAAATTGCTAGGCCTCCTTCACAGGCAGATTTATCTTCTTTGACAAAGGTATCATTTTTTTCTGTATCTGAAATGCTCATATCTTCACTATTTTCATCTCTAACATCATTACCAGGGTTACCTAATTCATTATTTGTAGGGTTACCATACATCAACTTATTGGCCTCTTCTTGCTGTAAGATAAGCAGTACATCAGGTGGCATAAGGTCTTCACTAACTATTCTTCTTCCTTTTGACTCTTCATTGATAAAATTCATAGAAGCTATAATAGCATCTTTAGCTAAAGTATTGTTTTTCAGATCAGGATAAATTGCTTCAATAATATCCATAAAAACAGCTTTAAGATCTTCCCAAAGATTGCTATCTCCAGCAGTAGATACTTTACTCATTTCTGTTTGAAAAGTAGGAGAAGTCATTGCAACAGTCATAAATTCTCTAATATTAACCCCAGCATAAATAAGTTCTTTTTCTCTTTCTGTAAATCCTGCACCTAGAGAAGCATCCTTAGAGTTTCTTTTTTCTTGCAAGTCTTTAATTTCATCTTGATGTATTCTTACAAATTTTTGAAAAACATCATTTAACTTTTGAACATGAGCAGGAATAGGAATATCAGTTTTTAAAGTAGCTCCATCAGCTTGATAATAATTAGTAATTTCTGCAGCACTTACTGTGTGAATTAACTCATGAATAAAAACTAAAGCAGTTTTATCAGAAGAAACTTCTGTAGTGTGCAAAGGATTGATACTAATATCTAAACTCTTTCTTGAAGCTCTACCAGCAGCTGCTAAATTTTTATCTATAATAACTTTTTGGCTACCATTTTTAATTATAGGTAGTAACCATTTAGCTGCTTCAGATAAATGAGCATTCTCAGGACTTAATACAGCATCTGCAATATTTTGAGCCAATTCTCTAACTGTAGTAGTTCCTTCTATAATATTAAAAGGTACACCATTACTTTCTTTAACTTGAGTATCAACTACTTTAGGGGTATTGTTAACAGTTGTAGAATTCATAGCAGAAACATTAGCATTTCTATACTCATATTCATTAACTCCTTTGTTTCCTAAAGCATCAATTTTTTGATACATTCCATTACCTACATTTTCATACAAAGAGTAAGCTTGTGCATCTCCTTTTTTGTTCTTAATTGAAACAAAAGCAGGACTTTTACCAGATTTATCTATGTATTTAAACAAACCATTTACCTCTTTATTCTTTTCTTTATAAGAAACTTTAGGAGCTTTACTTGGATTATGTTGAAAATATTGTTTAGTAAATACACTAGGCCCTTCAGAATTTCTTCCAAGAGCTACTCCAAATATATCAATACTTGAATTTTTCTTAGAGTTAAATCCTTGAAGTTTTTTATTAGCTTGTACAAATACTTGTTTTTCAACTACTTCTCCATTTACAAATTCTTTCTGAGTTTCATAAGTACCTACAGTTTCTAAATATTCTACAGGAATATATTTTACAAATTCAGTAGCTTTTTGAACTCCTCCTTGTAAGAAAGAGTAAGACACTAAGTCTTGAGCTAACATCTTAGTTGAATAAGGTTTACCATTTTTAGGAGGTAAAGGAGTGTCCATTAAGATTAATTCAGGAATAGAGTTGTATAACTCTTCTTCATCAAGATTATCTGTAGCAGCATTGTTATATTTAATTACTGAAAAGTCAGTATCTCCTAATGAAGATTCATAAGTAAAACTTCTTACCAATGGATTTTGAGAAAGGATTCTAATTCCTTTACCAAAGCCTGGTATCTTAGCTCCTACAAGATCTTTCATATAAGTAGATAGAGAAGTGTTAGTATCAGTATCTTTAAATAATTCAAATCTTTTAGCTCTAGGGTCCATTTCAAATACATTGTTACCTTGTCTAGAATAAATGTATTTTTTAATACTCTCTACAATTTCTTCAAAGTTTTCAATAATAACTGAATCTGAAACTTCTCCTTTACCTTGAATAGCAAGTATCTCTTTTACTGTATCAACAATACTTTGTTCTTGATAAGGAAAGAAATCTTGGTACATAGTATTACCTAACCTAAGACCATTAATTACAATTTGTCCTTGAGGAGTTGTAGGAGTTACATAGTACTCACCCATCCATTCACCATCTTGTCTTCCCTCTTGAGTTTTTGTAAACTCTCCAATAAGATTTTCTGCTCCACTTACAGTACTATTATTAGGTAAAGTTTTAAGAGCTTCAAATTTTAATTGAGACTCAATCATAGACTTACCTAAAGTATTAGCATTGATAGTTTTTTGAACAGTAGATAAGGCTCTGGCTTCTTTTTCTATTTGGATGTAAGTCATAAAAGCATGTAACTGAGTGTTAACATCTTCTCCACTATACTTAACTCCTTCTAGTAAGTTTTTACCATTTAATGTTTTTCCATCAGGTTGAGCAACTTGGCCTGTAGTTGCATCTACAAACTGATACTTAAGATTGAGACCTTCTCCTACTTGTTTGTAAGTAATAGTTCCTTCAGATAATCTAGAAACAGTTTCTGCAATAAGTTCATCTTGTTTTAAGAACTCTCCTAAGATACCTTTACTTGCTTTCTTTTGACTATTAAAGTTTTTGATAGCAGGTTGAGATAACAACATGTAAGAAATAGAATTTCCTAACTCATCTCTGTCAAAACCTAGTAAAGAAAGGTAGGCATCTACATTGATAGTATCTTCATTAACACCTACTCTACCTAAAATTTGTTCTTTCTCATTATCTGTTGCAGTATTTTCTTTTTCAGCAAATACCTCAGCAGTACTTCTTTGATTAGTTTTAGCCCAAGCAGTACCATTTACTGTAGGAGTAATAGTCTTTTGAACACCTAAAGTACCAGTAGAAATAAAATCTCCAATAGTAGTTACTTTAGGGTCTCCATTCTCATCCATTATAAATACACTTTTACCTGAAATATTTTGTTGAAGTAAACCATTAAAAGTAGTGTAGTTTGCATACACTCCAATAGCAGTTTTACCAATAGAACCTAAGTCCATTTTCATTTTTTGGTAACTACTAGTAAGCATAGTAAAGTTCATCAAACTTTTTTGATATATTTCATCTGCTTCTTTTAATGAAAGGTTAGGATTACTCTCTCTGTATTTAGCAGTAGCAGCATTCTTAACCCCTTCAGCAGTTAATTCTTCTATTAGATTAGCTTGATCAGAAGCAAAATCTATAGAAAGAACTTTGTTAATTTTATTCTGTACATTAGTATCAGGATTATTAAACACAGCTAAGTGAGTTTTAATAAACTCATTTTCAGCAAGTTTTCTTTTTAACTCTGTTTCAACTTTACTTAATTTTTCTGCAATACTTAATTGAGGCAATAGTAAAGTTTCTAAAGACTCTTCATCTATAAGAGTACCAGTCCCTTGTACAAAACTTCTAAAAAGTTCTTGTGCAAAATTACTTTTAGCAGAAGCTGTAGCATTTTGTAAATTAGCTTTTTCAATCTTGTTTTTTAGTTCTTGTATCTTAGCATCAGCATATTTCTTTGTAAGGACTTGTATTTTACCTTCTTCAGTAGTGATGTGATTTAATTGGTAAGCAGATTCTTTATCAATGTCATAGTCAAGACCTTTTTGTTTAGTAAAGTTCTTAGGTACAATCATTAAATCTCCTACTTCAGGAGGAAGGATACCAGCTATTTCAATTGTAGAACCAGATACATGTGAAGAAGTTGGAGTTCTAAAACTAAAAGCATTAAATAAAGCAGGATCTATCATACCTTCTTTTAACCCTAAAGTTCCATTTTCTCTCTTATAAATATAAGTTCCTTCTTTACCATTGAATCCTTCAAATAAATCAATAAGTTTCTTATCTGGACCTTTAAATTTAGAAGGTACAAACACTTGTGCTTTATTAAATACAGGAACCCCATCCACATCTGTAGTATGAACTCCTTGTAATTCTTTACCATTCCAGTTATTCAAATAGATAACTCTTGATTTATCAACTCCTTCTAAGTTTTCTTTAAAACTAAAACCTGCTTCAGAACCTGCCACAAACCCATTACCTGGCATCTTATGTTTCATAACTCTATTAGTAATAATAGCATTTAATAAAGACTCATATCTATTGCTATCAGAAGATAACCACAATGGAGTTTTAAATTCATAGTAAACACCTGCTTTAGCTTGAAGTTGCTCTAGTTTTAAACCTGCTAAAGATTTTACACTATAACCTCTACTAGTAGCTTCTTTAATTAAAAGGTCTTGTAATTTAACCATAAATTGATTTTGGTCAATTACTTTTCCTTTTTCATCAAGACCTAACTCAGAAAACAATTCAGATTTTTTACTATCTACAATGTCTTTAAAAGCCTGATTATAGTGTTGGTACAATTCTTTACCTGTTAGTTTTTTACCATCAATTTCAAAATTGTTAGCATCAATCATTCCATCTCCAAACAATAATTTGAAGAATTGAGTTCCCATAGAAACTTTATCATCTTGAGCCTTATCAGATTTGAATGGCACATCTTGTTGAATTCTAAAGTTATCTCTTTTAAGAGTTAATACAGAACTTCCTGCATCATTAGGATTGTATTCTTTAATATCACTTAAAGAATTTACATCAAAAGGATTGATAGCTTTTACAGTAGCACCTACCTTATTAGCTGTCTGGAATGATGCTCTGGTAAATCTTCCAGTATTCTTTTCCAATTCTTCCATTTTATTTCTCAATCCTTCTAATCTTGTACCTGCAGTAAGTTGAGGTAGTAAAGGGAAAGCAGAAGACTTAATATAAACAATTCTGTTTACATCCTGTTCTTTATTGATATAACTACCTGTGTGTACAGGTTTAATAGGTTGGAATACAACATTAAGTTCTTCCTTAGTTAAATCTTCTCCTTTAGATAGTTTATCATTAATCACTTTTAACTCTTTATCAGAGAGTCTTCCCATTCTGTGAAGAATAGAAACATGTTCTGCAGCTGTAGAATACTCTTGAGCATCAGTAGATTCAATATCAAAATAAGCAGAAAGATCTGAAAATTCTTTAGATAAACTATCTCTAGTTTCTTTCATATCAGTCTTAGCTTTTACATAAAGTTCAGGAGTAATGTCAACAATACCTTGCTCATATCTATCTACTATTTTAGCAGCTATAGCATGCTTTTCAAGTAATAGAGTAGCTTTAGCTAAAGCACTTTCTCCATAATAGTTTTTAATTAGGTACTCAGCATTTTCAGTTATATCAATTGAGTCACTTAAGAAAATCTGATTGTACTCTTCATTTCTAGAGTTAGCAATTTTATTACCTGGAGCAATTAATAAAGCTAATCTTTTACCTAAGTTGGTCCCAATTTGTTTATTGATAGAAATGTAAGCTTCATCTTTAGAAAAATCCCAAGCATTAATCTTAGTTTTTTCTTGTTTACCTGTTTCTTTGTTTACTTTTTCTTCTGAAAACAATTTGTCTTGACTGTAGTTTGCTATGTCTCCAGCAAATACTTTGAACATTTCAGCATTAAATAATAAATTATTCAATACAAAATCATTTACAGCTAAGTTATAATCTACAGAAGGGTCTCTTCCTGCTTCTGTAAAATAGTTTTTATCAAACATTTTAGAAGTAGTCTTATCTCCTTTGGTTTCACTGTAAGGGGCCCAAGAATCTTTTTTAAACTCTACTTCTTGTTGTACCACATCTTCAATAGCATTTTGAAAAGTGTCTTTAAACTCTTCAATAGCTTCTTCTAAAGTATAATTTAAGTTAGGACTAGCTAATTTTTCTATAATTCTTACACCATCAGAAGCTTTTAAAGTATTCATTATAGGTAATAAGTGAAACAATTGAGCACCTTTATCATAGTTTTTGATATTAGTTGTACCTACTTCTCTGTGGAATTTTACAATTCTTTTAAGTTCAGGTAAAACTAATCTTTCAAATAACATTTCTTTTAGTTGTGTCTTAAATCCTGAAATAGAACCATCTTCTTCTACTTTAAATAAAAGAGATTTATCAGCCATAAAATCAAACACAGCAGTTTCCATATACAAACCTGTACTCTTATCAGACATAGTAGGAGAAAGCATGTGTGCCATTCTCATAGTAATACCATCTATTTTAGTACCTGCAGGTAGTTTATCTACTTTTCTATCTTGAAATCCTGCTAAAGCATTCATATCAAAATCAGTATCACTTAAGTCAGTAAGACTTGATCTAGTAGGAGAATCTCCTTTTTCCTTGATAGCTGTTAAAGCAACATGGTGTACTTGAAACATACTTTTAAATGCAGGTACATTCTTTAATAAGTCAAGGATAACAGAGTCTTCTGAAAAAGATAATGACTGTAAATCATCTATTAAAGTATCAGTTTGATCACTAGCAGCTCTTTTTAAATTCTGTACCATATCTGTAATGTACTTTGTAGGTACAAGAGTAGAAATGTTTTTACCAGTATCTCTAAAAGATAATGCAATAAGATTAGGGTTATACTTAGTTTCCACAGCACTTAATGCTTTAGTAACTCCACCTAAGTTTGAGAACACATTTGTATTTACATCAAACTTCATTCCTGTAGGGTCATTTTTAGCCTTAGTTAAAAAGTCTACAATAGGTACAAATAATCCTCCTGCATTTACATTATATAAATCTTTAAAAGGTACATCTCTTTGAGCATTAAAGATACCTTTTTCATATATCTGAGACCAAGCAGCATCTTGAAAAGTAAATCCTAATTTACCTAACCAATTTCTTAAGTCTGTTTGAGATACATTAGTGTAGTCTTTATCCCAAGAATTAAATTCTTCTATCATATTATCTGCAAAAGCAACACTTACAGTTCCATCTTTTTTATAAAGACCTGAAACCATATTGTCATTTTTCCATTTATTATTTACAATTCTTGAAGCTTCATTAGCATTAGTATTGTACATTTTAAGAACAGTTCCATTAGGACCAGTCTCATACATACCAAATTTAGAGGACAAAGTGTGTCTAACAAAATTATAAACAAATTCATTCTTAATTTGTTGGTCAGCTCCTTCTAATTTTTTAAGGACATCTTTTACAAAAGGAGAATCACTTTGAGTTAATTTTTCAATCAACTTATCATAACTAGATTCTACTTCAGAACCCATACTAAGAACTTTACTTAACTCATTGTATACATCATTAAAACTCATGTAAGATGGTAAACCTAAGTAAGTTGTTTGAGCAACTCCTTTGGCATCATACTTATTGATTTTATGTAAGAACCTTCTAAGTCTGTAAGAAGCTTTAGCTTTACCAGATTCTTCAATAGATTCTTTGTTATAATCTTTTACATTTTGAGTTTCTTCTTCTGTATTAGTACTTTCTGTTTCTTTTTCTTTTTCAACTAATTGAGTTTGTTTTTGAATATCAGCAAAAGACTTATCAAACAAAGGAGTAAAGTTTGTTTTTACATCAGCTATATTCTTTAAAGTAGCTGAGTAAGCTTCTTTCAACAATGCTACTCTACTATCAGTAGAATTACTATTATTTAATTCAGTTTGTAAAGCTTTTAATTGGGTCTCAAGACCTAATAAAACAGAGTCTAACTCTTTCTTAATATCATCTTTTAACTTAGCTTTAGAAACATTAGATTTATATTCTAGACTTACTTTTTCTCCAATGTTATGTACAATAAATTGTCTGATAGCTTTTTCTTGAAGAATATTTAAGTTACCAATTGTCTTAAACAAATTAGCTAATTTAGAAGTGTCTTCAATCATATCATCACTAACTTCAAACTCATCTAAACTAATGCCTAAGTTATTTAATAACTCAACATGCTTGTCAACATTTAGAGGTTCAGCAACTAGTTCTTTAGTCAATTCTATATTCTCAGTTTGTTGAGTTTCAACTTGTTGAGGACCTGTTTCTGCTACAACTGGGACATAAGAAATAGTAAAAGTAGGTTGTGCTACAATAGCATATACAGGTTTTTCTTCTGTACCAACATTTACAGACTTAAGATTAGTTTCTAAAGTATCTTTTAAATAGTCTTCATAACTCTTATTAGTAGAAACTACTTTACCATTTACAATAGATACTATTTTAATTTTATTGTTTCCAAGTAGTTTTAAATTAGTATGTTGATTAAGAGATGGGTAAGTTTCTTTATTAAATAAAACTGCTTTATATGAATCTAAAGAGTCAGCTTGTATTGGAGTTTGAAAGAAAGTCTTAATAAAAGATACTAATTCTAAGTGGTTTTCAATATTGAAACCCATGTTCTTATTAATATCTGATTGAATTTTCTCAGCTTGTTCTTTAGTCATTTGAAATTCAGTACCTCTAATAACACTGTCTCTACCTTCTAAAGTCATATAAGCAGCTACAGCCCATCTAGCAGTTTCAATTTGATCTTCAGTGACAACTCTTTGTAAAGGATAGGCTCTATACTGAGGTATAACTTCTCCTTTGTTGTTTGTAGTAGTCCCTATTTGAGACATCATCCAAGTGTGTCCATTAGTCCCTCCTTCTCCAGCTCTAAACAATTGTCTATCAATTATTTTACCTTTAAATTTAGAGTCAAAACTTGAGTGTAAATCAGTACCCCTTTGAACTACTAAAGTAGCTTGAGGGTTAGATTCTCTCACAGAAATTTTAGGTTGAGTTTCAGGAATTTTAATAGGAGAACCTTCAACACTTCTGTTTAAAGTGACTTCTCTTAACCCATTATGAATACTATCTCTTAAAGCTCTACCATTATCAATACCTTTTTGAATATGGTTACTCCATACTTCATCTTGAGCAGCATTCTGAGGATTTTTAGAGCTACCTGCAGGATTTTTAATAGTATAAGCATTAAACTTATCTACTTCTTGCACATAACCTAACCTTTTACCTTTTGAATCTGTATAAAACATAGGAACTTTGTCTCTAAACTCTTGAGTTTCTCTAAAGTTAGGATTAGTTCTTTCTCTTTCAGCAGTCCATTTATCAAATGTAGTCATTATTACATTGCCTTCTGCATCTCTGCCATTAGTAGCAGCAACCTGGCTCCATATAGAAGGGTCAGCAATTTCAATAGAAACTTTACTCCCAGTAGGAAATAAGTTAGGATTGATTAAATCTCTTGGGTCTATTAAATCTCCTTCTTTATAAGCTAATTCAGTACCTTGAGTAACAACTTGAATTCCTCCTGCATCATTTACTGTAGTAGAACTCATAGCAGAATAACCTATTCTAGGAGTAATACTAATGTTTTTTCTTTGCTCTTCCTCAGTCTCTGCAGTCTGAACTATGGCCATGTTTTCCTCATCATATCCAATAGTAGTAACATTATTATTAATAATTTGTTCTGTTACTTTTTCAGACTCTTCTTGGAATTCTGTGTAAGGATTAGTATCTTCTACAGGCACAACTTCTTCAAAGATGTTTTGCATGTTTTGCATATAATCAGTTACAGCTTTCTCATAAGGATTAAATAAATCTTCAAAGACAGCCATATAATCTCCTAATTCATACCCATTTGCTTTCCAACCTTGAATCATGTGAGGAAACAAGTTTCTTAAAGCTTTTTTATCTGGAGCATACTTATAAGTTTGTTCAGCAAATTCTCTAAAAGTAGGTTTTCTTCCTAACCTTTCTTCAATACTTTCTACAGACTCTTTAGTAAAAGCTTTTACTGTCTCTAATTGTTGAGGAGAATAAGTTCCAGAAGTATCAATAGACAAGTCAAATTCACTGTCACTTATAATAATTGCATTAGGATTAGATTGTCCAGTTTTTTCAGTTTCTAGTAAAGGAGTTATTAGTTTATCATATTTATCATAAACTTTAGATAACTCTCCTTCAAATTGCACTTCAATAGCTTTATTCTCATCTTCACTTAATTCAGAACCTTTTCTATCTACACTTGTTTTTATAAAGTCTTGCTTTCTTTTTTCTATTTCAGAGTTTTCAACTTGTTCTTGAACTCTTAAATCAGCAACTTGTTGCTCATTAGTTTTAGTTTTATTTACAGATAAATCTATAGGTTGAGATATAACATCTTGTATTCCTACAGTAGGAGTAGGTAAACTTGCAGGTACAGGAAACATGTTAGTAAGTTCATTTACACTTGCTTGTACAAAAGTTTGATAAGCTCCTTCAGCTACATCATCTACTATAGTTACTGTAGCATCAGTAGGAACTACAACCTCACTATTTTCAGGATCTGTAAGTTCAGTTTCTCCTTGGTAACCAGCTTGTTGTGCTCTTTTTAGTAAAAGAGTTTGTAAGTTAGCTGTTTCAAGTTTTTCTCTTTCTCTAAGTTGTTGTAACTCTAGAGCTACTTTCTTTTTTTCAGCTACTTCTTCAAAAAAAGAATCTGCAACTCTCCCTTTGTATTGTTTCTTAACTCTTTCCATAGCTTCATCAACTAATTCAGGAGTTTGTTGTAATTGATTATTATAATTATACTGAGCATTTTCAGAAGTAATTATATCATTCTGATAGTCTGCTATAGTTTTTTCATATACTTGTTCAATACCTTTTTTAGTTTCTATTCTTTCTTCAAATTCAGGACTAGTTTGATCATTGATTTCTTTATTCAACTCACTATTATCCATCTGAAATCCAGCTTTTTCCATAAGAAGTCCTCCATAAGTGTGTACTCTGGTTAGGTTCTCATTACTCAATGCTTCAATAAAATCTTTGTATTCTTTTTCTTGTTCAGGAGTTTCAAAATCCTCTTTAGTCAAAAGAGTATCAATATCATAATCAATATTTAATCCTTTTCTTTGAATAAAAGCATCAATATCTTCTTTAGCCCCTTCTTTTTGTTTCACTAACTCTTCATCAATAAGACTTACAGTTTGATCATTAGCTAATTTTCTTTCTGATAAATTAAAAATTGTGGCAAAGTTATCTTTTTCAGAATGTTTATTATACACTTCCATTAATCCTTCAATTCTAGCTTGAGCTAAAGAAAGATTTTGTTTAGTGGATGCACTTACCTCAGGTTTGTTTTGTAAAGCTTCTAGATTCTTTTTAAAACTGTCTACAGTTCCTGTTCTAATAGCCATAGCTGCCAAGTTAGTAAACTTATTTTGTTCAAGTTTATCTGCCTTAGCATGAGAGTCTGTGGTATTTTCTCTTCTTAAAGTCATAATCTTATGGTCATAATCTAAAGGACTATAAATAGTTCCTCCAGTATTCATAAGAATATTATTAGCTACATCATCATCAGTAATAGAAGCATCAAGAGCTTTGTACATATCTCTTAATCTTGCTTTATCATCCATGTAGCTTCTTCCTCTAGCTACCATTCCAATACCTCCAAAAGCAACTCCTTGAATAAGAGTTTGAGCAACTACATCTCTATAAAAAGATGTGTCTTTTAAAGACTCTAATTGTTCTGCATAATCTTGTTTGTAAGTTGGCATGAATTGATTCCAGATTTCTTCTGCAACTTCTCCAGGAAGACTGTGAATCAAACTTGCTCTACCTGTGTGAGCAATAGCATTACCTGATAATTTACCAAGAGATAAATTATTTACAACATTTCTAGTATAATTGTATCCTTTAATAGGTGCTGAAACAACTTTACCAAAAGAACTTTGCTGAAACTTTTCAGTTCCTGCTACAATCCCTTTTGCAATTTTGCCACCAATATTTGTTTTTGCTAAGTTTCTCATTAGCATATTATTAGTAAGGCCTGGCAAAGCATCCCCTACATATTTTTCAGAAAAGTTTTCTTTAACATTTTCAGAAAAACCATACCACAAAGACTCTCCTAAAGTATTTGGTCTATAAAGAGTATCAAACTCATCTTTTAAATTTTGTTTAGTTGCTTTAAGACCTTCTAATTCTTCTTCTTCTTTATCTGATCTTTTAGTTTTCTTTTCTAGTTCAGAGATGTTATAATCTAAAAGCTCTGTTCTTTTATCAAAACCTTTTTTATAATGACCATATCTTTCTTCTCCTACTAAAAGTTTTTGTTTACCATTTTCATCAGTAATAAATTCCATATTACCTGTCTTAGCTTTAGCAGCCATAGTATAAGTACCAGGTGCTAATAAAGAAGATATAGCTACATTAGTTGCTCCTCCAACAGACTTAGCTCCTAAAGTAGACATTAATAGTTTAGTCCCTCCTTGTTTCCAAGCTTGTTTTAAAGTAGTTTTAGCTGCTTCTTTTACAATAGCATTAGCTACTGTAGATTCAGCAGCTCCTGCAAATCCTCCTGTAAGCAAAGTAGCTTCCATAAATACTGCAGAAGTAGCAACACCTTGTCCCCAACCATAACCTAACTTATTTTCAAATAGATTTTTAGCAGCCAATTCTTGAGTATGCCCTTCAGCTTCTAATGCAGCTTGCTCATTTTGTGATAAAACTTCTTTAGGTTTGTAGTTAATATTGTTAGCATTTAATTGCTTGTCTTTGTAAATTCTATCTGCTTTGTCTTTTAATCCTGCTGTAACTAAAGAATCTCCTAGACTATACAATCCTAATGTAAAAACATCTTTTTTCTGAGTACCAAAACCATCCCAAAAGCCTGCTTTACCTGAAGTATAGTCATCAATTTGAGTAATTAAGTCTTCATATTTTATAGCTGTTCTTCTAGCAAGATCTTCGTCTTTAGATTCAGAAGGATTACTATCTATATCTTTTCTAAGTCTATTGCTTTGTTTTTGTTCCCAATCTTTATATTCTTTAGATTGCTTATGCATTTGACTAGCTTTTGCTTTTCTATCATTAGCATTTTTTAACTCTTGTTGGTATTGAACCTTAAGTTCATCTAAAGCAGGTTGAAGATCTGTTCTTTGTTGAGCAGTAAGTCTATCATATTCCTTTTGATCTGCTTTGTTTAAACCTACTCTACTATCTGTGTAACCTAATTTATTTCCTACCCAACTTCCTGCCATTAAATCATTAAAACCATGTGTAATTGCTCCAGCTACAGCCATTACAGGTACTGCAGGATTAATATTATATGTTCCTCCAGGGCCACTCTTATCAATAAAAGAAGCATCAGATCTAGAGTAAGCAGTAAAAATATCTTTTTCTTCTAATGCTTTAATTTTTTGAGCATTGTCCAATAAAGATACAGCTTTATCTATTCCATTTTTTTCAGCTACCTTAGAAAACACCCTATCTTTTTGTATAGCTTGTTCTTTGGCAAGCTTTTCCATTTCTTTTTTAGCTTCAGAAGTTTCATACTCAATTTTATCTCTTTCTCCTTTATCAACAAAATTAGAAAGTAATTGAGTACTTATATTATTTTTAGAAGTGTCTTGAGATCTTAACTCTTCAAAGCTTAAGCCTTGATTTGAAGAAGACCCTGCTCCAGCAGCAAGACCTTCTTCTCTTTGTTGTATCTCTTCTTTTGCTTTACCAAATGCAGTTAAAATTTTTCTTGATGGAAATGTCATTTTTTATTGGTATTAAAGTTTAATAAAATTTAGAATGAAGATTAAAGACCCATTACAACTTTTTTAATAGCTAGTATACCTGCAGAATCTGTGTATTGAACTCCATTGTAGTAAGCTTTACCCTTGTCCATTTTATATACATTACCTGCTTTGTCTTTAGATTCTTGTGTAATCATTTTCCAGTTAGTTTTAGAATCTTGATTTTGGAAATAAAAATCATCATCATTTTTAGCAAAGTATTCTCTAACTTGAGGATTTGTTACTTGACTAGAGCCTATTGTAGCTCTAATAGTATTTTTACCCATTTGAATATGTACTCCCATATTAGCTTGACCTTTATTATCATAAGCTTTTACTACACCAAAAGTATCTTCAGCTACATCCATTCCAACTTGTTTACCATTTTCATAGTAAAAATACTTCTTCTTAGTTCCTGTAGAACTCTTCTTATCTTCAGTAACAGCCATACTAACTATTCCTATTTTTTGAAGTTCAGCTAAAGAGTGATCTCCAGTAGGGTTGTAAGCATAAGTTACACTTTGACCATTTCTACTACCTACTTTACCATCTAAAGCTTTGTTAGTAGTAAAAGCAATCTTAACTCCTGAAGCAGTTTCCATTATTTCTTCATCTCCTTGAGCTCCTCCTAATTTAAAACGGAATTTATCTAAATCATCATTTATTACTTTCTTAAATGATTCTTTAGTATTTTTATCCATATCCATTCCATTCATACTAGTAACTTGATTTTCTTGAGTCACAGCATTAAAACTACCATTAGCATGAGCTTTTTCAGTGTAAGCTTTATAAGCAGCAACTATCTTAGGATCTGTTCTCCATTTAGTAGTATACATGATTTTTTGAAGATCAGCAGGAAGACTATTTGTAAAAGCTTGTACACTTGAATTAGATAGTTTCTTTTCTGCTGCAGCTCTTTTATACTCTTTTTCTAATTGATCTACAGTACCTGAGAAACCTTCTTTATTTTTACCTGCTACTCTTAAAGCAGTAAAGTTACCATTTTTTATTTGATCATAAGCTTTTGTACCAGGTTTTATACCTAATTGAGTAGCTTCTTTTAAAGCTTGTTGTACATTATTGTAAACTCTAGTACTTGCATTTGTATTGTTTTCTGCAAGTTGATCTACTGTAGAATCTCTAGTTTCAATATAAGCAACATCTGTAGTCTCAGCAGTTATATTTTCTTTAGCTTTATCTTCTAATTCATTTCCTCTTTGCCATTCTTTCCAATATCCTTGATTGTCACTTAAAGTATCTTTAGTATCACTATTGTTTACTTTAAATGTTTCTCCTGCTGCTCCCATTTTCTTAGCCCAATAATTATTAGGATTAAGAACTTCTTGCATTTTAGGTTGTCCATTTTCCATAACAACTTTACCTGTAGCATCCTTAACAGGAACCTTAGCGTAAACTTCATTAAGTCCTACACTTTCATAACCTGCTACTCCTAATTGATTATATCTTTTTAAAGCAGCCTGAGTATTAGGGTCAGCATTAGCTTGTAACATATATGCTCCCATAATATCATTAGGACTTAATACTTCTGAACTTCCTTCATGTCTATAAACCCAAGGACCTCCAGGAGTATCTTTAGTTCTAGATATTTTTTGAGCTTTCAAGTGAGTTAAAAATCCTTCATCAAAATCTAATTTTTGATAAGCTTCAGCAATTTCAGGAGCTCCCATAGCTTTACCTCTTTCTGCATCCCATTGAACTCCTTGATACTTAGCTAATATGTTTCTCTTTTCTGCAGCAATGTAATCTGCATTATAACCTTTTTCTTTAGCTAGTTTATCTAAAGTTTCATACTCAGCTAATACTTTCTTTTTATTACCTTCCATAGTACCTACTTTACCTGTAGAACTCCATGTATTAGTAATATCTCTTCCAAGAGTATTTAAGTCTGGAGTATATTTTTGATAGTTCATAGGGTCAGAAGAAATACCTTGTACAGCATTATCAATTCTAGTTTGATACTGTTGTATAGTAGCTCTTAATTCAGGAGAATCTTGTTCTAATACATCAGCTTTTAACTTATCTAAATAGCCTTGATATTGCCCAATAGTATCATCTATAGCTTTATCTTTTTTATCAATAACAGATGCCATTAACTCATAAGGAGCTTTGTACATCTTATCATCAAGAAACTCTGCTGGTGTACCTTTATAAAACTGTCCCATGATTATTTAGTATTAGTAACTTTTTCCATTAATTTTTGAAACTCTGCTTTTGTCATAGAAATTGTTCCCCCTTTTCCATCAGGCATTTCTACATTATCTGTAGTCTTTGTTGTTTTATTTTTATTTGCTAAGTTACCTTTTTTATCAACAGAAACATATTTACCATAATCTTTCATAAGATTTTCAATCATCTTATTTTGTTTCATAGAGTTTAAGTCTTTACCTATATGTTGTACTCCTAAAGCTTGATCTTTAAGACCTAATCCTTTAGCAGTGTAGTAAGCATCTTTAGCAGCTTCATTAGCCATATTAGCTTGATACTCTCCTTGACCTTTTAATTGGTCAACATTCATAGCAACACCTGACTTGGCTTTGTATATATCAGATACTTGAGTAGCTGCATTAGAACTAATTTGAGCTATCTGCTCATTTAAAGCTGTATCATATAACCAATCCATACCTCTCTTTTGGTTAATACCTCTAGCAGAATTTCTACCTGATTTTTTTCCTCCTTGAGTAGTAGTAGTTGCTTTAACTATTGCTTGAGTCTTAGCATTTTCAATAGAACTCATAGCATTATCTAATTGTTTTTGAGATTCTTTTCCTGCATTAGCGTACACATTTCTGTGAGTTATGTCAGTGCTTCTTTGCTCAGCAGCATTTTTAAGACCTGCAGTAGCACCAAGATAGTTTCCAAACATACCTACCATATCTCCCATACCTGGAAGACCTCCTGATTTTTCTAAGGCAGTTCCTGCTTTAGTTAAACCTCTACTAAGCATAGTTCCTGGAGGATTTGCTGCAAGTTCTGCTGCTTTGCCTTCTTGATAAGTTTTTTCCATTCCTGCTAACACTCCTGTAGGTTCTACAAAAGGTACATCAGGTTTTACAAGTCCTGTCATATCTGGTTCTCCATCAGCTATAAAAGTATCTTTTTTAAATGGGATAGGTCTGGAATATGCATCTGAAGAATAACCTTCAGAGTCTGCACCAAAACCTTCTGCAAATCCAGGGGTCATTAATGCTCCTGTACTTGTTGGAATTGTGGGGTCTTGATAATATAGATTAGGGTCATACCCTTCTGAATCTACTCCAAATCCTTCAGCAAAACCTGGGAGTATTCCATATCTATTTGTACCCTTTCCATATTCAGTTACTCCATCAGCTCCTGTACCATGAGCATATCTCATAGAATCTCCTACAGGGTTTTCTTGTAGTCCATCAACACTAGTACCAAAAGCTGCAATAACATTGTCAGCCATTTGTTGCATATTGTTTACTTGCTCTTGAAATTGCAAGTCACCCATTTCTTCTTTTTGAATAGCTGCCATTTTTCTTTTTGTGGCATTCTTCATTGCAGAGTCAACTAAAGGTTCAGAAGCAATCTTTTCAAGATTAGCTATCTGTTTTTCTCTTTTTTCTTTTCTTTCAGCTAAAGTTTCCTTACCTACTTTAAGTCTATCTGAGTAAACTTTAGTACCTTCAGGAATATCTTGTCCTACTTCCATAGGCATACCCCCTTGTTCATGAGAAGGCCCTTGAAATTCTCCTGTCTCTCCTTGAGGTGTTTCATACATTTCTCCCCCTTCAACTTCTACATCTTGGTTAACATTATTCATTCCATTAGCAGCTACAACACCTGAAGCACCTTGAAGCATAATTTTATCTGTAGCAGGATTAGCAGTTTTAGTTACAAGAGCACCTGCATTATCTTTCAAACCACTTGTGCCTGTGGCTGCTCCTGCTGATCCTGCCATACTCAACCCTTGTTGTAAAAGTCCTCCTACCATAGAAACAATAGGAACTAAAGGATTACTAGCCACTTCTTGGTCTACTTTAGCTAACATAATGTTATAATCATTCAAGACCTCATTAGGAGATTGAATATAATTGTTAGGTCCAACTCCAGCAGGGTTAGTACCATTAGCATATTTTTTTCTAGGGTTCATTTTTCTTTTCATAATTCCTTGATTTCCAGTTCCAAAAGCTAGTTTTTGGTCTTTAATAAATTCAGGGTTACTTAAATAACCTGGACCATATTTTTTAAGAAGTTCTTGTCTTTCTGCAGGAGAACTCTGAAGATTAAATTGCATCTTCTTTTTCTCTATCTCTGGAGTAGGAGGTAACCAATCTTCAGCAATAGCTTCAAAAGCTTTGCCTGATACACCAGGAATTAAAGCTCCTATAAAATTAGAACCAATTTTTTTATAATCTCCTTCTCTTAATCCTTCAAAAACATTTGCTACATCATAAACTTCATCTGCAAAAGGAACTTTACTTAGTACTTGACTTATAGCAGAAGACTGTAATACTTTTTTACCAGTACCTACAGCTTTCTTAATATTTTTATTAGGTTGTAACATCTTTCTTTAGTTTATTAAAGGTTAAGCTTTATCTTTCTGATTCTACTCTTTGCAAAGCTGAGAAGTTAAAGATTAATCTTGTATCAGCAAAGTTATCAAATATTAACCTTACTACCAAGAACTTATCTCTAAAACTTTCAAGTTGTGTCCAGTCCTTATTATAATCAATAGCAGCAGGGTTAACTACTTTATCTATGTAATAACTACTTTGAAGAGAAGGTAAATCTTTTAAGAACATAGGAATAGTATAATCTATTCTTATATCTCTCATAGAATTCATAGTCCAATCTCTTTCATTTCTATCTATACTTGCTACTCCTAAAGCATTATTAGTTTGTTGCAACAAATAGTTGATGTTACTATCTTGTTTAGGTGCCAGAGTGATAATACCACTTGTCTGTTGGGTATTATAAAACAAAGCTTTGTTAAATGTAACATATCTTTGGTCTAAGTATTCTTCATTAATAGGGTCAAATTTCTTAGCTTCAGTTTGAAATAATAAACTATCCCATACTTTAGTTGTCATAGCACTTGGGTTATCTACATACTCTACAATAAAAGGATATCTTACATTATAGAAAGTTTGATAATGATTAGGTCTATTATGTTTAAACAAGTATCTAGAACCTTGATTCCAAGAATAAAACTTCTCTTGTACATGCATATAGAAACTAGGTATATAAGGATGCCAACTTACCCACTCTGCTCTTTTTAAAGAGTAAGACATAGTGTATCCATTATTTAAAATTTGAGGTACAAAAATTTGTCCTAACTCATATTCAATATTAGTTACAGGATAAGTATTAGTAATCTCTACAGGTACTACTTCCACTAAAGATGCTAAGATAGTGTTCATATCTAAAGCAAATTGACAAGGAGATATAATAAGAGTACTTGCAGGACAATCCACAGAAAGAGGACTACCTAAATTACTTCTATCTGGTTTTACAAACCAACCATATTGTTCTAAACCAGGTTCTCCATTAGGATCTACTAAACCAGTATAAGGATTGTTTAATAATTGAGACTTCAAAGAAGTCCATTCTCCTGCTGAAAAATATTGATTTACAGGTAAAGCATTTACTTCATCTAAATTATAGTCTGCTCCTTTAACAGCTGCTAAAGAATGAAGTATAAAAGCTTTAGAAGTTCCCACTGTAGCAATAGGATAATTAATTCCTACAAAGTTTGTAAAAGTAGAGTGTACTCCCCCTACAGCTGTAAAAGCATTATAATGAGCATTGTATAAACCTGTAGGTTGTCCAGAATAATCTAAACTTGAGTCATGATAAGGACCTCCTCCTTGACTACCTTGTGCCTCATTAACAAAAGAAATAAGTAATACTTTACCTCTTTGAGCCAAAGGAATTTGACTAGCAAACTCTAACCATTTCTCTGTAGGAGTATTTACTTTATACACATTACCTATCCAACCTGTAGTTGATAAGTCATTGGCTATCCAATCATCTAAACTAGCATTTATCTGAGCTAAGTCTGGCCCTGAAAAAGAACCTGAAGTATCAAAGAATGCCCAAATATCTAAATCATTAGCTACAGAAACATATTGATTAGCAGTAGTAGTAATTTCTTCATAAGTTACTTTTTCAAACTTCATCTTACAATCTTCTATTCCAATATAATTCCAACCTGCTGCAAGTCTTGTTGCAATAGTTTGTGCCATATTAGGAAAGATAGTAGTCTGTCCTCCTTCAGTACAAAGTTCATAAGAACTTGTAGGAAGGTTAGTAATTTTAATATCTTTCTTAGTAACAATAAATCTCTCTTTATTACTATCATAAGTAGAAAGAAACCCTACTCCTATAGGATTTGAAGGATTGTTTCTATAAGGATAATTTGCAGAATTAACTCCATAATATTGTTGTTCAATTAAAAAGTCCATGTGAGTTTTAAAGTAATTGTTATTACCATTATCACTAATAGGTTTTAATTGTTGGCCATCAAATAAGTACCATTTCTTTTCTTTCCAAGATGGAAACAAAATTCCATATTTAGTTTTAGTTCTTGCCCACTTATGTATATTACCTGCAGAAGAGTTTGCATCATCTACAATCTTTCTAGGAGGTACAGAGAAATATTCTCCTGTACCAATAAAAGAAAGAATATCATTAGTTACCCTTTCTTGAAAAGTTTGAGGACAGTGCCAAAGACCTTCTTCAGTATGAACATAAAGACTATTTTGTATTCTAAACAAGTCTGTAATTTTACCTGTTTCAGCTTCAAGATCTTTATAGTTATTAGGTAAGAACATTCTAAAGTTATCAGTCACTTCTTCTTGAAAAGCTTGTTCTGACCAGTGAAATCTATGTGGAAAAGTTTCCACACAATCTGAACAACAGTCATACTCTAATCCTAAATGATTAAAAGCTTTTTGTTTGTTTCTTCTTATGTAGTCAAGATTAAAAGCATAAAGTTCAGCAGCAGCTAAACCAATATAAGCTCTACCTCCTTTTCTGTTTGCATCTAAGTAAGTTAATTTCTTAACCATGTGAAAATCCAAAGCTGTGGTAGGTTTAACCTCACTAATATTTTGAGAATAAATACCAAAATATTCATGTTCTCCTTCTACTACAGTAGTACCTGATTCCACTAATCCAGGGGCATTTAAAAAGTCTGGAGTATTGTCAGTGGCACCATGTCTTAATCCCATATTTACAGCTGACTCAAACCAAAGATTAGCACAATCTCCTAACCATTGAATCTCATCATCTTGAGGATTCTTTCTAAACCCTCTAGCTTCTCCTGAAACAGGATCTATATCATCTTGCATGTAAGAATCAGTAATAGTTTCTCTAAGTCCTTGATTATATAAAACATTGTATGCTTTATTCCAAGCATCTTGTTGAATACCTGAAATTACCAAAGTAGTTGCAACACCCACAAGACCTACAGCTAAACTTACTAGACCTACTCCAACAGCAGTTCCTAATCCTGCACTAAATATTGTTACTACTACAGCAACTACTACTAGTACAAATGCAATAATATAATTCAAAACAGAAGTCTTACCTGCTCTTTTTTTCATTCTAGTATCAAAGTAAACACTGTTTACATATCTTATAGAACTAATATAACTATCTCCATTCCAAATAGCTGTAGTACCTACATTTGTAATAGGATCAAAAGTTTCAGGATTTCTACTTTCTTTATAGTAAGGAGTCAATCTAAAATTAGAGTAAGGTTCTACTATGTCTCTATATAAATAAACATAAGGTAAACTTGATACAGTATTAAATGTATAGTCTTGTTTTAAATGAATGATTCCTACTTTATTATCACAAGCTAAATTAAATACATCTATACCTGTATCAGTACTATCTTCAGTTAATCTATCTTCTAAAGCATTAAGATAGTATAACTCTTTAATATTAGTGTTATCTAAACTAAATTGATTTACTCCTACAAAATTAGTTATATTATCTCTAGTCTTAATTTGAATAGTAAAACCATCATCATCACTTTCACCACTTTTATGTTTACCAGAAACATACCCACTTCCATCAGCTACATCTCTAATCTTAGTTCTACTTGCAATAGCTTTTACTTTAGTAAATTTACCTTGTTGAACAACTTTATTAAAAGTAGAGTATTTTCTACTATTAAATTTATGTTCAGGATAAATTAAACCTACAGTATCTTTTTTAATTCTTAAAGCCTGTTCTCCAGGAGTTGCATATTGTGGAAACAATAAACCTTGAGCTACAAAGTTTTTTTCTTTTGTAGTTGAAGTTAGTACAGCACTGTCTACAATAGTTCTATCTGCTTCAGTTCTTTCATGTCTTACAATATAATATCCAATTACTTCTTGTCCATTAGTATCTGCTAAAGAAGGTTTATGTACATTAGAAAAATTAAGACCAAAAATTTCAGAAGAATATAAAGGTTCTGAAGTATCTTGAACTCCTATACCTATAGTAACTTTATAAGTCATAGTTGTTACTGAAGAAGTCCCCGAATAATAATACATGCCTGTAATAGGATTCAAAGTAGGTCCTGACATAGTAACTGTATTAGAAGGAGTAGGATAATCAAAAGTTTCTTCAATATCTGTAATTACAATGGAAGCACCATATAGATTATTAGAGCTAGCATCATAATTAACATTTTGAGTAGTATTATCTCCTACTGTAACCACATATAAATAAGGATCTATAGTATTAGTTAAAAGTCCTGGAGTTAAATCTTCAGTATAATTTACAGTATAAACATAAGGACCAAAATTACCTGGAGAACCAAAATCACCTAGAGTGTCTACACAACTTGTAGGAGGATCTACAGTAGGGCAAGTTGCAGGACAAGTTGCTCCTGTTTTACTTACAACTATACTAATACTCTTTACAAAACTAAGAGGAGAGTTTTCAGGGACTTTTGTTACAAAAGGAATATTATAATCTGTTCTTAAAGGAAATCTATGGTGTCTTACAGCTTGATTAGTTAAAGAATCTCCTTGAGAATCTTCTCCCCAAAAAGTATCTTCTCCACAAGTATTGTTATCAATGTATCTTGTATCAACACAAGCATTATTAACATTACTCATAGGATAGACTGAAGGACCTGCTGAGAACATATAATTTAAAGGAACTCCAAGACTTTTTCCTGGAATATGAAAAGCAGGTGAAACAGAGTTATCTGCAAAGATGTATACAATAGCTAGAGAGTATATTTCTCCTGGCATATATCCTATACCATTAAAATGGGCAGCAGGGTCTTTAGCATTACTTTTATCAGACATAGATGTTATGACTGTTTTGGTAATTAAGTCTGTGTTGATTTTACTTGCATACTTTTGAAGTTTACAATAGTTAACTTGCTTTCCTTCTATATCTCCAAGAACTAATCTATTTTCAATTTGTTCTATACTTTGAGCTTTTTCAATTATATTATTAAACATAGTAACCTCAGCTTGAGTACCTGTGCTTTCATAATTAAGTCCTGTATAATAAAAAGTAGTATTTCTTGTAGAAATTTCAGAAGTGTATTTAGTATCACTAATTAGTCCTCCTCCTGCATTAGCTTCTGTAATAGCTAATCTATAGAAAGGAAAAGTAGTATCTAAAGAGTTAGGATCAAAAACTATTTTTATAGCTTTATTACTAACTTCAAAGTTTAAATAAGAATCATTTTTTTCCATTGTAGCTCCTCTCTTTTCTCTAAAAGAAGAAGTAGAAGGGACATCATAAATCATTATAGTTTCAGTACTTGTAACAAATTCAGTAGGATTAAAATCTTCATCAAGATATTGAATAGAAAAGTTGTAAGACCCTGGAGGTAAAACTCCCCCAGCATCTACAACTTCTATATCTAAAACAACAGGAATTTTTTTATAGATTTTAAATAAACTAAACTTAGATATGTCCCAATCTCCTGTAACAGGATTTTTGTACTCTTCTTCTTTATCAAAGATGAACATTCTAGGTTTAGGGTCTACCCAATATACAACTCTTTCACAACCTCTTCTTAATCTAAAGGTTGCATCAATTTGTTGAGTTACACTGAACCCCATTTTTTCTGTCTGATTCTTATCACTAAAAGAAACAATTACATTACAATTTTTATCCACTATAATTATAGCAGAATCTCCATTAGGATTAGCTAAAAAAATTGCACTGTTTTCATCTCCAATATATACTTTTCCCATAGGTATATACCCAGGACCTAATGTAGTATTGGCATTAAGATCATAACATTCTTGGTTAGACTCTTCATTTGCAATAAAACCTAAATCTCCTTCTTTAGTTTCATTTACTCCTGTAAACACAAATCTAGTTGTGCCTTCAGGTTGATTTACTAGAGATGAATCTGTATTTAATCCTCCAGGAATGTTTACACTAATTCCTCCTTGTTGTTTTTCTTGAGCCATAATTATCTCATATAAGCTGAGTTACCAGAAGTGTATCTACATTTGTTTGTGAAGTTAGGGTCATTAAAAATCCTATCTTCTGCTTTACCAAGTTTACCAAAGAAACCATAGTATCTTTTATTTCTAGGAAGTAAGTAATTACTTTGTTCCATAAGATCTTCATACTCATCAGTTCCCCAAGGCATTTTAGCTTTGTTCTTAAACTGTTTTACATATTTTAACCACCTTGCTTCAGCAATTTGAGCTATTTGCATAGCACCTTCTCTGTGATTCCAACCTTCTCTTTCTTTAGTTTTCCAACCTAAGTAATAAGTAATAGCAGCTTTAGCAGACTCATCATCTGGAATCATAGGATAACCAGTTTCATGGTCAACTCTTTGTCTTAAATAAGCTAAAGCAACCTGACCCTCTTTAAAAGAAAACCTAAGTTGATCTCCAACAATAGTGTACTCATCTGTATTTTCATTATACAGTCCTGCATTTTGTTCTGTTTGACAAACTAAAGTATTAAAGAAAGTATGATTAGCTAATCTGACAGGAGTAAACTTTGTTCTGAATGCTTTAGAATGAACCCAACCTAAGTATTCATATTGTAAATCAAAGTAAGGTCTGTAATAAGCTATCTCTTGGTCTCCAATTAATTCTCCATGACAATCTACAGCAACTAAATCTTCAGTCCACCCTCCACAACAAGAGGCAGGAGCTGTAGCTGGAACTAGGTTCTCAGCTATAACTTGTGGAGTACAAGATGCAGTATCAGTAGGTGACCAAGCATTATTCTTTGCAACCTGAATAATATAATGTAAACCATTAGGCAATGCTGCTTGAAAGTTTTTAACTTCAAGAAAAGCAATACCTTCTTCAGAAGCAGAAGACATTTGCATAAAACCAAGTGCTTCTCCTATCCACTCAATAGCTTCATCTTCATTGAGTTCTACACCCCTGAAGTCTCTTAGATACTTGGATAGGATAGTATCTACAGTAACATATTGAAATCTATCTTGCATGATTAGTTAATTAAAGTGGAATATTTTCTTCTTGTTTTAGAGTTTCTACAAAGTTACCTTCTTCAAACTTGTAAACTTTAGATAAGTCTAGGTTTTCAGGTAACTCTACTTCTAGAATTTCTAAGTTTCCTTTAGCATTTACTATAGTAGTATTTTCTAAAACTATATTTTCTTTTTTAAAAGAAATAATAAAAGCAGGGTCTTGTTGAATAAAGAAAACATTGTTTTCTTTATCTATAATAATTTGATTAGTCATAGTAGTTTAAAGTTTTAGTGAATTTAGTTACTAATTTTCCTGTGTTTTTATCTACAATAAGAAAACCTTTGTGTATACTTGGAGTTATATCTGTCCAAGATCCCATAGAAGTATAACAAAGATAGAAATAGTTAGTTCCAATAGGTTTAATGTAGTTTAAATTAGTCACTAAACCTTCTCCTATATTATTAGGAAGAGTGGTATCTATAGTCCCATCCAAGTTTATTCTATATAAATACCCACCTACATAAGATGAAAAGTTATAAGCTGACCCTCCATAATAAAGTTTATTTAAAAGAGGGTCAAAATACAAAGCCCACCATATCCCTCCACTAACAGCCAAAGCATCAGTAGGAATAGCAAAAGAAGCATCGTAATTTCCTGCAGAATTAATCCTTATCATTCTTCTATTTGAAGTAACACCAGAATAAATAAAAGAAATTTGATCACAAAGATATATGTTACCTGTATTTGAATCTATAGTCATTCTTGGATATCCAAGACCTGTGGTTATTCCTGAGCTATAATTAAAGGAACTATCTATAGTTCCATCTAAATTTAATTGAACAATTCTGTTTCTAGTTACTCCATTATACGAAGTAAAATTACCTATGCAAAGAATTTTACCAGCAGGAGTTAGTATAGCTTGATCAACAACATTATTAAATCCTGTACCTAAATTAGTAATAAAAGAACTATTTAAAGTACCATTAGAATTTATTCTCATAATTCTATTATAAGTAGTACCATTAAAAGAAGTAAAAGCTCCTGCTATAATAATACTATCATCTGGAAGAACAAGAATACTATTAACTATAGTATTAGGTCCTGTACCTATTGCACTATAAAAACTTTCATCAAAGTCTCCTAATGAATTTACTTTAAATATTTTGTTAGTTCTAAAACCTCCTAAAGATCCGTTATAAATGTAGGCCCCTTCAAGTATAGTGTACAAATTTTGAGCACTATCTAAAACAGGTATCATAGTGTTACTATTATAAGATAAACTTGCACTATTTCCATAAAGAAATCTAATGCCTCCTCCAGTAAAAGTTGTGTCTAAAGTAAAATCAGCATTTAATCTAGCAAATCCATTTATACGTTGTTTTTGGTATTCTAAGGCATATGCCATAATATAAAATTTACCATCAGGCAAAGGAATAAGATGTCTTAAATGCTGTCCATTATTAGTTTCAAAACCATCCTTTATATCAAAAGGAGCTTTGGCATTATAAATAATTTCATCTGAAGTAAGTTGAACAGGACTATCAGGAGTACCTGTAACAGAGCAACATATACTCCTTACTGATCTTTCTAAGGCTGTTAACCTTTCTTGTATTGACTTTGCCATAATTAGTCTAATTTATCTGCCAATGATTTAGTCTCATCAGGCATAGTTATTTGAATTGGATTATCTTTTGAGAACCAAGTTCTTGAAAAATATTCATAATTACTATCATCAGACTCTTTATTAGTCCACTTGATATCATAAGACTTTCTAAGTAAGAAACCATTTTCAATTTCTTCTACACTTAATCTTACTTCTTTACTGATAATAACTCCTCCTTTAGGAAGAGTAAAGTCTTTTTTCTTTTCAAGACTTGCTGATTTTAATAACTCTGTTGACATATTATTCTGATTTAATGATATACTCTTTACCTTGTTTTATTGCTTTGTGTATGGTTCTTTTATTCTCCCTGGTCAGGATAAAATTATAATAGAGTTTGTTCTCTATTGGTACTCTATTCTTAGACCAGTGTAACTTATAAACTACACCATTTGTTTCTTCATTAAGACAGTAAACTATCTTTTTTGTTGCCTTTGCATCAGGGTTTCTTTCCCATAACTTTTTAGTCTCCCCCCAATTAGGTGGAAGTAATGGCACACCTTGTTTATTAAATGTCAACTTCTTTTTTACTCCTTGAATAAATAGAGTACCTAGTTTTGCTGGCATAGTTACTTCCTCCCCACTAATAACTTTTGCCATTAAGAATTCCATATAACCATTTGCTATTGGAATAAAAGACTTAAGTTCTACAGGTGTTTCCATTTCTTTGGAATATCTCTTATAAGAACTTCTTATGTTTAAATTTGTTTTTTGCATTATCTATTATTTCCTTCAGATTTTTGAGCTTCTTTCTTTTGCCCAAAGATACCAATAATTTCTTGAACACAAATATCAATTAGAGGCTCAATTAGATCTCCATCAATATCAAAAGTATGCTCATAAGTTGGTTTACAATCTATGCACTCTTGACACTCTTCACAAATAGAAGGATAGTGATGTGCCTCTAAAGGGTCTTCAGCAAGAAGTTTAATCTTTACTACTCCTGGATTTTTCTTTAGAGGAAAATATAGATAACCATTCTCAAACAAATACTTAGGTTTTACTCCTGTGTATTTATTTCCTTTCAAATACATAACACCTTGTCTTGTAGTTTCCTCAATCTTCATACCATTATCTACAGACATTACATACTCTATGTAGTGTCTATTAGAATCTGTCATTACTCTTGGAATCTTAAACTTAGTTCTATATACATCACAACCTAAGTCTCCAAGACAAGCACACTCATGACTAGGAACTTTTATTAATTCTACACAAGGAAGAATTGTATAATTCCAATCACTCATTCTTTGTTTCTTTTTCAATTGTTGAGACAAGAGTTGCATTCTAACAGTCAAGGTTTTGTTATAAACATGTCTATCAGATAATCTTGTTTCATCATTAGATACTCCTACAGAGTACAAAGATTGAATTCTTTCTATTATTTCAGCTATTATCATTTTATCTTATTTCTATTATACAAGTTTTTTCTTCTCTACCTTTCTCCATAAGAGAAGTAAGTTTAGTACCTGTTCTAACTGCAAAATCACTTTGTAAATTATACTGAATTACTTTAGGGTATGGACCTGATTTAACAAAATTTGTAGAACTCTGAATACTCCAACCTGTAATGTTTCTAACAAGTTTAGCTGATTTAGTTATTTGATTGCGGTAAACAGAAACAAGAACTAAGTCTTTTTGAGGTGTGTTAGCATTTACAAGTTGTTGTACTTTCTTTTCTAAAGTAGGAAAGAATGATGAGAAAGATTTTCCCAAAGCATTTTGTAAATTTTTTAATTCAAATCTTTTCATGACTACTAGTTTAAAGTTGTTTTTAAAATACTTGTTACATCATCTGTATTAATACAAGTAAACTTACCATCTAATCCCAACCATATAATAACTCTTTTAGTTACCCTTACTCCTATTTGCTCTAGAAGTAATTGGTAATAAGAGAGTTGAACAACATAATGATTTAAAGGACAATCTAATAAAGCCTCAAAAGGAGCTAACATAGTTTTGTTTTTAAAATTCTTAAACAAGTCCTTGTTGGTCTTGTAGTCAGCAATTATGTATGTTTGGGTCTTAGTGTCAAATAGGATAATGTCTGCTGTACCTGCAAAAAGATATTTGAAATGGTACATTCTGAGTTCAGCAGCTACTGGAATAATATGTTCTGGTAGACTTGCCCAGAAAGCCACAATAGCTTCTTCCTGGGGACAAGAAGGTTTTAAACTTCTGTCAAACTGATAGAGTTCTCCAAAGTTATGCACTCTGTGTCCTCTGTCTCTAGACTCTTGGTTTATGTCAGCCCATTGTTTTAGGACTTCTTCTGTGGTTATTCCTAACTTTCTAGCTGAGTAAGGGGCCACTGCTTGAGCATCAAAGTGCTCATAAAATTCTGATATTAAACCTGAGACTGAAGTCTTAATAGGTTTTCCTTCTACAAAGTACTTGTGCTTTTTCTCTTCAAAAGTCAAGTTACTAAAAGGTTGTGTTAACTTACTTGTTAAATCCATAACACAAAGGTATGGATTTATTTTATTTTTCTACTTGAAAGATAATCTTTTTTACACTCTTAACCATAAAGAGAAATTTCTTAGCTATATCAAAACCCATTTTTTTAAAGTTTTCAAATACAATTGAATAAAATTCTATAGCACAACAAAAGCCAATAAAAATTAAAGTTATAGTTAAACCTTCTGTAGTTACATTATCAAACTTAAAGGTCTTAATGAAGAATACTTTCTCTATACCCCAAACCCCTAATATAGCACTTGCATAAGTAAAAGCTTTTACAGCTGAAAAAGCTTGTTCTTTAAGTTCAGGTTTAATCTTTTCTTCTTCTCTTTTAATTTTCCAAGAAGCTAAAATTCCAGTTATAAAATCTATAATAAAAAAGATAAGCAACAGTAATAAGGCTTTCTGTATTGAAGTTAAAACAGAAACAGCTACTATAGAAGTTCCTGTGACTACCCCTGCTGGACTTGATGCCATAGCTTTAGTGTTAACTCCTATCTTAATAAAATACTTCGTGTATAGGCTTATCCATTCCATGATACTTACTTTTAATATTGATATAATTTTTATAAACTGTTTCATAATATATTCTTACAAAAATAGTTAAAAAATAACTTATTTTCCTTGTCCTTTGTAAAGTTTTTTATAACTTTTAGAAGTTTTTAATTTAGAGGTTTTGCTTTTAGCGTGTACTCCTGGTCTAGACACTTTAGGTCTAGGTTCAAATGTTGTTGAATTTGATTTAGTTGCCATTGTATTTTATATTAAAAGTTAATTTTATTCTGCTGCTTTTACTCCTTCTGATTGATTTATAAGATTTTGTTTTAACCAATCATACTCTTTCTTAAGTCTTTCTCTTTCCCAATAAATTTCTTCAGGTAGAGGTTCTTCTCCTAAAACTACTCTTTCAATAGCTTCTTGAGTTCCAGGGATAGCTGAAATTAAAATTGAGTATCTTCTTTTAAGATTAACTAGAGAAATTTCAAGTTCTTCTTTACTATCTGTTATAGGAGTTGGACCAATACGACCTGATCTTAAAAATTCTTCATGTCTTTGATATACTAAAGAACCTGGATTAGATTCATCTAAATCTACTCCATCTATTCTAATCTTTCCTGCTTTACTTATTGTATATATTGTTCTCATTAGATTGTTGATTTAAGTAACATACATCCCTGATCATAAAACTGTGAACTGAATGTTGCTGTGTTATTAGATGCCCATATTGCAGGGTAGTAATCTACTCCTGTATTATAATCTGTTGAATTTACTGTTTCAGAAACTTCAATTGTATTTCCTGTACTATCTATTCTTGTAAGAGTTATAGTTAAACTTGTTGCTCCTTTTACTTTTTGAATTTTAAGACTATAAGTATAAGCATTAGTTGCAGGAAATAAGATTCCACAATCAATTAAACCTGCTACTCCAGTACCATCATTATAGATAAAAAACCAGTTATCTGAAGTACTAAGTTTTACTACTCCTAGTGTATTTAAAAATAAAGTTTGATCAGCATTAACTGGGACTGCAGTAAGATACTTATTAGTTATACCTACAAAATATCTTTGAACTGTGTTAGTTACTTGTATTTTCCACTTTCTTTGAAAAGTAAAATCTTGGGTATTAGATAATTGAATTCTCATAGGAGCTCCATATACTGCTGCTACAGAATTAGAAGGACTAGGAGAAGTATAAGAAATACCCATAGGCATTTGAGACAAAGTTCCTATAGTACCTGTAGTAAGATACCCTGCTGTTGTATTAGTTCTTAGTAAATTATAAGTAGAGTTTTCTCCTGGCAACATATAACTAAAGTGATTAGTCATAAATTTCTTGTATAAAAAAGTAGCATCATCAGCAGGAGTGTAACCTAGTATAGATGAAATAGACCTATTCTCCCAAACATTAAGAACACTATTCCACATAATAGTTTCTCCAAGTTGTCTATTTAAAGTAGAAACATTATGAAGTTCTTCTAGCTCATAACCATTAGTAATTCTATAAGCAATCCTACCTAAGTTAGGATGCACTCTAGCTACAATTCCTATAAATACAATATGATTAGGAGCATTAGGTTTTATCTTAGTTACAAATCCAGGTGTTGTAGGAGATAACCATAATAAGTCTCCTTCTACTAAAGTATCAGAAGTAAATGGAGAACTACCATTAGTAGTTAAGTTATGAAGAGTTCCAAGCATAGCAACTTCTCCATCAGAATTAGATGCAATGTTACTTGTAACAACTCCAAAAGTTCCTGATGAGGTTGCCTCAGAGTTAGCTTGAGCTAAGAAAGCATTTGGTCTATTTCCTGTGGCACCACTTAAATAAACAATTTGACCTTTAATCAAAGTAGTTGTAAGAGAAGTGTTTCTAACAATAACAGCTATAACTTCAGCTTTATCTACAATACCATCATTGTCAGTATCATAAGTAGTCTTCTGCATATCTCCAGGACCAATAGGCACACTTACATTTTCCCATTGAGAAGTAGTGTCATTGTATCTTATAATTTGTCCATTCAATGGAGATGATATAGTTACATCATTTAGATCATCTATTACTGTAGGTATAAAAGGTTGGTCTAATAAATCATTATAACTACCTGTTATTCCTACTGTAGATTGATCTAATAAATAACCAGGACCTAAATTTAACCAATAGGTTGCATTAGTAGGAACAATAGCATCATTAGCAAATAAAGCTTGATAAATATTCCCAGAGTAGAATACTCTTGTACCTGGAAGATACTGATTTCCTAAAGCAAAAGTATGATTAGGATTCCACATAGTTGCAACTAAATCTGCAGGTGTGGCTGTAGGAATATCAGAAAGATAAGCAACTACTCCTGAAGCATTTTGAAAAGTTGCAATTCTATTAGAAGTTAAAGTTTGAGTATTAAATGTAAAAGTAAAAGCACCTTTAATTAAAGCAAAACTTCCTTCTGCTATCCAAAGCATACTGTTTCCAAGTTTACTTATAAAGTTTATTCTACTTTTATCAGCATAAATTCTAGCAAAACCAAAAGGAGCAACAAAATTATCCCAAAGTCCTACACTCTCTACATTTACTTGTTTATCTGCAGCAGTGTCTCCTTCAGTTAAAACTGAATCTAAATCTTGAGCCAAAGGTATAGCAGCACTTAAATCATTAAGAGTTGCAAAAGGACTAGAACCATCTTCCCCATCATTAGTAAAATCAGAAGTGTTAGTAGGTTTATTTGGAATAAAAGCTCTACCTGTAGTAGCATTCCAATTAGATTGTTCTTCTAATAGTAGATGTCCTTCTCCTAAATCTTCCCAATAACAATCATTAGTAGGAGGATAGATATTGTTATCAATAAGACTTTTATACACATGCCCATTAAGCCATACAAAACAATCTAAGATATATGGATTACCTAAAGCCACAGAATGATTTGGAGACCACTCAGTAGCTGCTAAAGGACAATCTAAGTCATTCTTCTTAATAAGACATCTAATTTGTTCTATGAGCCAATTTATGTCTTTTTTTATTTTTAATAGTTCTAACATGGTCTAAAATATTACTTTGTTAAATCAAACAATAACATACACTTGTCATTGTAATTAGGGTATCCTTCTTGACAATCTTCATTTATCAAATAGATTGGATTCATGTAGAAAGGTGCAATCATTAAATTAATACATTTCCAACCTCCATCTATTATATCTGGATTCTGATTCCATTTAGTAAAACTAGTTACTAATAGATACTTACTACCACTCTTCTTAATATTCTCTAAAGCTTTTAAGACATTTGCATTACTTAAGTGCCCTAGGCAATCTCTAACAAAGATTAAGTCTGCTTTAGGTAACTCATCTTCAATCAAATTCAATACAGCAAAAGATTTATTAGGATACTTATTATTATTGCTTTCTATTAGTTGTTCAACTATATCAGCTCCTATGTAATTCACTTGACTTAAATCTACTTCCTTCATCCAATTAAAATCTCCACAAGGAATATCTAACATGGATTGTATTTTATATTTGTTTAGAAGTACTGATAACTCTTGTCTCAGTACTTCTGTATTTCTTATTTCTGAACCTGAACCACTTTTACTTTCAGCAGATGCCCAAAGATTATCAGTATAGATTTTTGTAAAAGTT